TGTGCATAAGCAGAACGCAATTGTTCTACATTATCATGCTTAACAAGTGTGTCTTGTGCATTAGATGCAGTAGAATAAGTTGCTCTACGGTAGATTGGTTGCCCACCTACAGTACAAACAATACCTGTTTCTCCAGCAATCTTAAGATCACGCTCAGGATTTTTCTTGTTAAATGCAGTCAATGACTCCTCAATAACAATAGAACCTGGTAGCTCTTGTCCGGCATAAAAGCCCATAGCTGTTAAATCTGCAGTAGCACCTTGCAACAAAGTAGATACTGTTTTTCTTTCAATAAAGTTATTGTTTCCAATTACCATACGTGTTTGCTCTAATCTTACACTTGCAAACTCTGGGTTAGATTCAGAAACTCTAACTACTGCACCTGTAGTAGCATCAGCTACAACTTTAACTGTTGAATTCATAATTCTTGTTTTTAATAAATAAATAAATAAATAGATTGTTTGAGTAGAATTGTACTATATCATTAGTTACTCAAGCTAAGTGATAAGTGTTAATATTGCATATCGCGATTAGCAATATTAGTTATCCAGTGGATCCTCTAAGTCAATGATATCATCAAATGGACAATCATCTGATGGTATATCATTAAGGTCATAATCTTCTAGTGGAAGAAAGTCTATATCAATAAATTTTTCTCTGGTGTTTTTCTCAACAGCAGAACCAATAAAAGGATCTATAATGTGTTCACCATAATCAATGGACATTAAGAATTGTATATCTAGATCTGTAAGTTCTAAATACTCTTCAATTGTTAGGTATATAACCTTTCCATTTGGTAACTGATATTGCATTTATTATAGCTGTAGTAAAAATACGTGATAATATCAAGTAAAACTGCTTACAGAAAATAAAATAATGCAATATATAGCTAACAATAAAAGGGGGCAATAATACCCCCTGTTATTTGGATTGGAAAAGTATATTCACAGAATACACTATCTTAAAACTCCTTGATTACTTCAATTTCATATGATCTTATGTAGCTGTAATCCTCAACTACATTACCATTATCATCTTTAAGTCTAAATGTAACCTTATACATGTCCTTATGATAACCGCGGAAATCTCCAACCATTCCAACCAGCATGTTATTCTCATCTCTGTTATCTAGATAGAGTTGTTGTTTATTGTTAGATATGTATCCAAGATTATCATAGTTTACATGACAGAAGGAACCCTCTGGTATTACTTTAGGAAGTGGATGACCAATGTATACTTTTGTAAGTAGCTCAACACTGTTATTATCCTCACATATTATTGGAGTCAATAACTTAATCATCTCTTCTTTGTTATCACCAGTAATTACTTTCTCAAGTATCTTGGCAACATCTGTTTCATCAAATTGTATGTGTGTCTTAATCATTATTTCTTCTGTAATCTAGAATCTTGTTCAATAGACCCTCATTGTAATTAGTCCAAAACTTTCTGTTAATCATTCTGTTTTTAAAGTTTGGTCCGCCTTTAAATTTGTAAACAGTGGTAAATCCTTGTTTTACTGGTTGATTGTTTTCATCTAGAACTTTGCATTCAAGATCAAATCCCATTACTGATGTTATAAGCTTATTGTCTTTCATGTAATTAATTTTAGTGAATAGAAGTAGTCCCAACAGGAGTCGAACCTGTAACCTACACATTAGAAGTGTGTTGCTCTATCCAGTTGAGCTATGGGACTATACCTTTCTAGTATTCTGGACCTAATTCTTCCCAGGTTATATCATCATCTCCAAGAACCCAGACATTGTCAACATGACCTGTCTCAGAATTAAGGAGATATTTAATACTACCAAACTCTACCATAAGAGTGTTTTCGGAAGCTCTGTAAACCTTTTGTAGAACCTCTAATTCAATTAGTTCAATGTTCTTTACAAATTTCTTCTCTTCTTTTGTTAAACCTTCATACTTGTCATCAGTAATAACTGAGAACAGTAATGTACTTGCTAAGATAATAGTTTTAATCATAGTAATTTAATTAATGTTAATGTAATTGTAAATAATATTAGGGCTGACCCTATAAGCTTTAGAGATATTGCGGCTATCTCTTGGTTAATCTTTTTATCTAATGAATTTATTTCATAGATAAGATCACTGATCTCAATAGATACAATCTCTGGATCTTGATTTGAGTTTTTAAGAGCATCTAGAATTAGGATATTATCTGCTCTTTCTTCTACAAGTGTTTTATATCTGTCAAATATCATTTGGCAGAATCATCTCGGGAAACTTGTTCTGTCTTACCATAGGCATCACAGTGTACATGAGCACTCTTACAAGCGGTAAGAAAAGCAACGGCACCAATAAAGGCAAACCATAATAGAACAATGCTAATTGTTTTCATAGTAAATAAAATTTAAACGGGTTAATAAAATATATATAGAGGTAATTAGTTTAACGGGAAACCACAGTCCGCTAGATGTGTTAGTAGAGAATACTCATACTGTGGTTCATAGTTGTTACAAGTTATCTACATTAATAAGACTGTCTAAGTCTGAGTACTTACCACGGTAGATTTGTCCTTGTCTAGATTCTAAGAAGATACTATCACCGGTAACTTCTAAATAATATTCCCGGTCTATACCTTTAACCGGAAGCTCTCTCTGTGTTTCTTCTATAGAGAGTAATAGAGCATATACTAAGGAAGAGAATAACATTCCTATTAGGAAGTAAGTAGTTCTAAGCATAGGTAATAAGATTAAAGGGTTAGCTATATAAAATCTTGTTATAATACTAAAGTATTATATATAGAATATAGAGAGTTATTAGTGGTAGAGAATAGTGTAATAGGTTTACTATAAACAAGATACTATCACTTATTTAAACAAACATACACGCGCGTAAGAGATATTTTGACAGTAACTTGGGTTAGTAACAGCCAAATAAAAAAAATTATACATATAACAGGTTCTTGTCTCTACACATATCCTACCACACTAAGTAGAAAGAAGTAAAACAAAAGCTGCCGAAGGCAATATAAAAAAAAGATAGTGTCATTTCTGACACTATCTCTTGTTGTACTATTAACCAATAGCACCAACCTTTGCAGTAAGGTCTGCAAGGCTAAAGTTGGATACAACTTTACGCTCACCTGTTGGATGAATCATAAAACCTTCCAATGGGTTACCTGTTTCTGTAGTACCTTCTATCCAAGATACTTGCAAATCAGCAGCATTGTTAGCATCTATATTAGATATAGACTTTGCCAACATAGCATTCTGTTCTGTACCATCAGCACATTTGAATACTACATATAACCCACCTGTTCTTTTACTTTGACAAATCTGCAAATCAGTAGCAGATATTTGACCAAAGAATTCAACCAAGGACTTTGTTTCACTAAAATTAATTTTAGACATAATAAATAAATTAAAAGGTTAATAATCTAAAACAGTAAAAAGAAGTATAATAAAAGCTGTCCGAAGGACAAAATAAGCAAGGCTTTGTGCGGTATTAATTTGTGTAAAAACTTGCTTTTTGTAAGTGCTTGATTATCAGCACCAAAGTCTACTTTCTCCACCGGTAAAACACTTTACATTCCTTGGCTAACTTTTATTAAATAAGTAGAAAGAATTACCCTATTAAAAGGGTAACTCTATATCTTCTACTTTACGCGCATTCATCTGCATGTATAACTTGACATACAAATCATTTATTGGTTTGTAATCTGTCTGGTGATATACATGGTTTAATACATCTAATAGTAACTTGTATTCTTCCCAAGTCATAACTAATCTGGTCTCTTCCATAAGTAAATAATTTATTGGTTTCTAATATGTATAAATAAGTACAAAAGAAAAGGGAGATTGCTCTCCCTTAACTTAAACCATTAAGCATTGGGGTTCTTTACCCAAGACTTAACAGTTAAAACTCCATTGATAATAACATAAGTTACAGTTCCCATAGCATAAAATTTTATTGGTTCTTAATAAGTACAAAGAAGTATAAAAGGGGAATTATCCCCTTAACATTGGCGCAAACATACCTGCCCAAAATAAAGACATAATTCCCATAGCTAATAAGATCTGAGATCCCATAGAAACAAGTAAACCTGTTATACAACCCATAGATACAACAGCAATCAAATAGTTAACAAAATCTTTCATAATAAATAATTTTAATAGTTTAACACAAGTAAGAAGAAGTATAAAAAAAATATAACAAGTGTTTCCGTAGGACTTCCTCTCGTAGGTATATTAAGCAGTAGCCACGGCTGGCCTTGCTCCCCCAGGAAACATTCCTTGTTATATTCTAAACAAGTAAGAAGAAGTACAAGAAGAAAGGGCAAAGCCCTTATCTTCTCATATCAATAATGTATATATCCAAACCCTTATTAACTAACTTCTCAGCAACCTTAACAAGTCCAAGAAACATGGTCACACTACCCATAAGAGATATCAAGAAGCTAATAACAATATCTACCGCAAAGCCCATATATAATATATAGAACACTACCCAATAAAACATCATTGGTACACCAAACAAAACAGCAAAGAACATAACAGTAACAAGTAACTTTTTCATGATAAAAATTTTAATGATTCAACATCTGTAGAAAGAAGTACCAGAAACTTCCAGCTGTAAAACATTTACAAATTATTCTACAATTCAACATGTCTAGTAGAAAGAAGTAGGGGGTAGCACCAAGCGCGGCAGGTGGGGGGGTCTGGCTACTAGGGGTCCCTAACAATCTCTAAAACAAAATATTTTTACCACCGGTTTGGAATATTAAAATACAGTTGTATATTTGTCATGCTATATTATTTGGTTAATACTGGTACAAAGGTCTGGAGTTGAAAGCCCGGGCCTTTGTTATTTTATTATATTTGTTGTATGGAAAAATGGAAAGTATTTTGCTTATGTGTATTTGGTATATGCATAGGTTTGGCTATAGGGTATCTTATGACGGGATGTAAGTCTACTCAAAAGTGTGATGCTTATAGTAAGACTAGTATCCGGAAATAATTTGTATATTAAAGTAAAAGGATATGTGTTATACTAGAGAGCAAATAGAACGTGCTGTAAAAGCTAAAGGTTATAAGTGGTTTGAAGATGCTGCTAATAAAGGGTATGATGTTAATGTTGTGGGTGTCCGCAATAATTCTCCAGCAGTTTATAGAAAAGTAACCAATGTATTTGATGATTGTATTACCATTACATTTAAGGATAGCTTAGGTAACTGGAACTTTTTCTGCTGGAATGCAACTACTGACCCGGGCAAAAAGGGAGTACAACAATTCCACAATGCCAAGGGTGTAGCAAGACTAGTACCTGGGCAGTATAGATCAACATGGATGGTTGATAAACACCAGGGCAAATATGATGCATTATGCCAGAGACTAGGTAATGTTACTGTATGGAGAGATGCTAATAAAGATTTAGTGTTTGATGAAAAGGTAAAAGATACCGGCATATTTGGAATTAATATTCACAAAGCAGGTACTGACAGCACATGGGTAGAGAATTGGAGTGAGGGATGTCAAGTGTTTAAAAGAGTAAAAGACTTTAATGAGTTTATGTCCATATGTAAAAGGGCAGCTAAGATACATGGCAATAAGTTTTCTTATACTTTGCTAGAATCTACAGATATCTAAAACTAGTGTTATGAAAGAGTATGATATGGGTAAATATATCTTAATAGCTGGTAATAATGCTACTGAGATATTTGATTACTATGACGTTACAGAAATGCACGGGTTAAACCGTAAAGATGCCAAGGCAGAAGAAGTAGATAAGACTGTTGGCAATGGGGTTTATATTTATGGTTTTACTAACTATGATCCCGCTGATAAAAAGCTAACAGCAAAAGCCCCATACAAACCATTTCTATTTATTAATCTAGGGACATTTAAGAAATACTCTCTTACAGAGAAAGCCACAGCTGTTATGCATGAAACTATGCATATGAGTCTTTTATTAAATAACTGGAATATCAAGGATAAAGAAGAAGAAGCTATTACCTTTGCTGAAGATGAAGCAAACAAGATAATTGAAAAGCTAGGATTTAGTACAAAGGAACAACCAAAGAAAAACTTCTTTAAGAAATAATGGCATACATAGAACACAACTTCTTTCCTCTCAAGGTATTTGTTAGGAATGAGTACATGTACCAAGGTACAAAAGGTCATGGAGAATTTACCCCGGGGGTAATTATATCTGTAAGATGTCTACCAGGACAAGCAGCATTGTTCCAGGTATTGTTAGAGAATGGCGTACTTAGAGACAAGTTACCAAGCCATGCCCTACTGACTAAGCCTGAGTTACCAGATCCAGATCTACCATTTCACTTTCTACAGATATGGAATTGTTTCTCTTATAACTTTACTTTGTTACATCTATCATATTTGTATGATACTCCTGTAGAAGTATATATGAAAGATCACAAGTTCTACCCAGGTAGTTACTATGCAACAATAAACTGGGGTAGCGGAGATATTAATACTGACATATCTTTAGCAGAAGACCCACTAGAACACAAGAGTCATCATGTGATTTTACTTGACAACGGACAAATAGCTCTTCAACCAAATAATAGAATCAAGTGGTCTGAACCAAGTTTTGTAACTAAACCATTCCCTGAAAAACCAGATTACTTAGTTAATAAAGATTACTATAACTGTGAGGGATTTGATAAGTGGCATACAGAAGATTCAGAAAGAATGTTTTATGATAACGAATAATTGAGTATATTATATAGTACTTAATTATTTATATCATGGCAAAAATAAAAGAAGCTCCAAAAAAAATAGTTGCAGTAAAAGTATCCCGTCCAGGAGTACATGCTAAAACTAAAATTAGCAAACTTAAAGCAAGCAAGAATTATAAAAAGTTATATAGAGGACAAGGTAAATAAATTTTTTATTTATATTTGTCTGTGACTCTAGAAGAAAAAGTACTTTGGGAAAAGGCTACTACTCTTGCAGAAGACAACTTGCAAGCTAGAGAATTATTTGAAAAATTAAAAACCAATACAATGCAACTAAAAGGAAAAAGGGTTTTATTAAATAAACCAGAAGTAAAAGAATCTCCATTTGAATTAAGTGAAGCTGACAAGCTTGCACTTGAAATGGATATGAGAAAGACATGGACTAAACTAGAAGTTTATGCAGTAGGGGATGAAGTATCAAGTGTAAAGGTGGGGGATAAAGTGTACATGGGAATTACCGGGTTACAAGCATCTGAAGCAGTAGAGCTTGAGGATGGAATGAAGTTAATGGTTGCTGAAAGAGATATTGCAATTGTATGGTAAACTTTACACAAGAATCAGAAGATCTCTATCAAAGTAAAATGAGTACACCTTTTGATAGAATAATATCTAAAGAGATACCATTAAAAGATAGAATTATAAATCTTGATAGGCCTAAGTATTATGGTGGTGCAGGGAATACTTATGAAGTATTTAATGTATTAGAAGCTTGGGGTTTAGATGAAGATTTCTATCTGGGGAATGTTATAAAATATTTAGCAAGAGCGGGTAAAAAAACTTCTAGTAAGAAAGAGGATTTACAAAAAGCTTTAGTATATTTACAAAGAAGAATTGATAGATTATGAGTGAGCAAGTAGCTTTTAAAGAAACTAAGATCTATTCTTTTGGAGATATCTTAGTTGGTTTAGATAAAGAAGAATTTACAGAGACAGAAGAAATTTTAGAAATAAGAAGATCAATTTCTAAGATAGCTGAGATGTTAAAAGAAAATTATAACCAATCTAAATCTCCAGTAAAGAGTTTATTATTTGATCAAGCAATTGGCCAAATTACAGCTGCTCAATTAATTGTTGAGAAGCTATTAAATATGAAGTAATGAAGGTTTTATCTATCATAATGTTATTATCTGCAATAGCAATATTATGGATGGTTGCACATGTGATGTATAAACCTGCATATGACAAACTCAAAAAAGAATATGTATCAGATGAAGATAGTATTAAACTGGCAATAGTCTGTGTATTCTTTATGTTGTTTTTTGCATTTACCATTGGCCTACTACTTTAGCCTGTTCTCTTCTTTCCAATGGTTTACTTCAGGCTATAATCCCCAGTTGCAAAGCTGGGGATTTTTTTGTATATTAGTTTATGGCAGAAATTATAAATCAGGGTCAAGTAAGTGTTTTAGGTACAGTAATATATACTGGTATAGCCGGACCCTTATCTACTAAAATAACATTATTAAAGTTTTATAATCCAGCAGCTTACATACTTACCTTAACTAGATATGATGCTTTAACAGCATCTACTGAAACAATATATGAATTTAATCTATCTGCTGGGGATTCAGTTACTGATAATACCATATATGCCCTAAACCCAGGAGATCAATTAATTGTATATAGTGATATAGTAGGAACATCATACTATGTTTACGGTACAGATTATGCTCAATAGATATGCAAGTAATAGATAGTAATGGTAATGTATTTGGTGGTGGGATTGAGATAACTGGTCCTGATGGTAAACCAAAAACTACTGGTGGAGGTGGTGGATCTCCTACTGGACCAGCAGGTGGGGACCTTTATGGTACTTATCCTAACCCAGGAGTAGATTGGAATTTAGGAGTATCTACATATAATATGTACTATTATCCATTAAGTTCAAATCCTGCAGGTTATTTAAACGCTATATCTGGGTCTATGGTTACCAGTGCTCTTGGATATACACCATATGACTCAGCCAATCCAGCGGGATATATTAATTCTACTGCACTAACACCATATTTAACTTCTGCTACTGCAGCAAGTACATACTATCCTTTAACTAATCCTTCTGGATATATTTCTGGAATAACTAGTTTAATGGTAACAACCGCATTAGGGTTTACACCATATAACAGTACTAATCCAGCTGGATACATTACAAGTGCAGCTCTCTCAGGTTATTTAACTTCTGCTGTAGCAGCTAGTACTTATTATCCACTTACAAATCCTAATGGATATATCACAGGTATAACAAGTTTAGATGTAACAACTGCACTAGGATACACACCATATGATTCTAGTAACCCAGCTGGTTACTTAAATGCCATATCAGGATCAATGGTTACTAGTGCTTTAGGGTATGTTCCCTATGATAGCAGCAACCCTTCAGGTTATATTTCAGGAATTACAGCTTTTGATATTACTACTGCTCTTGGTTATACACCCTATGATAATGCTAACCCTGCTGGTTATATAACATCATCTGCTTTATTACCTTATCTTACATCAGCAACAGCAGCAAGCACATATCAGCCAATACTTAGTTTAACTACTACAGGTACGTCAGGTGCAGCTACACTTACAGGTTCTACTTTAAATATTCCTAATTATACATCAACAGAATCACTAATAGATACTCAAATTTTCTTATCTAGTGGTGTATGGACAAAACCTGCTAATGCAAAATATGTTGAAATTTATTTAGTTGGAGGAGGTGGTGGAGGTGCTTCAGGTAGAAGAGGTGCAGCAAGTACAGCTAGATATGGCGGTGGGGGTGGGTCTTCTGGTTCTTTTAACATTGCTAAAATAAATGCAAACAACTTAGGGTCTACAGAAAATGTTTGGATTGGTGTTGGTGGAACAGGTGCTTCAGCTATAGGAGTCAATGATACTAATGGTGCAGCAGGAGGAACAGGAGCACCATCTTTCTTTGGAGGAACAGGTGTTTCTACTACAGCAAAACTTAGTACTGGAAATGGATTTGGTGGATTAGGTGGAACTGCAGCATCACAAGGTAGCTCTGGTATTGGTAACTCAATAATGTTTGGTGTAATTTATACTACATCAATTTTTGGTACTGGTTCTGTTGGACCAGCTAACTTTTCTGGAGGTACAACAACTTATATATCTAGACCATTAATGGCTGGTGGACAAGGAGGAGGTCTTAGCACAGTAAATGCTACTAATACTGGTGGAGGTATGAACTTAACAGGTCTTGCTACAGCTCAAATAATAGCAAGTGTTACTGTATCTGGAACTGTAGGTGCAAGTGGTAATAATGGCAGTTTAATAACTAATAGCCCTTCCGGATTGTTTTTCTCAACTGGTGGTAGTGGTGGAAATTCAGGAGATGCTGCGGGCACAATAGCTGGTGGAAAAGGTGGTAACGGTGGACCTGGTGCTGGTGGTGCTGGTGGTGGTGCATCTACAAATGGTGCAAACTCAGGTGGTGGAGGAACTGGAGGAAATGGGTTTTGTATAATTATAACTTACTTCTAATGTTAAGAGTAGCAATAATAGTAGATAATAAGGTAGAAAATATTATAAGTATAGAAGAAGAAAATCTATACATGCTTTCAGAAACAACTTATATCATTTCTGACATATTAGAAATTGGGGATATAATATCTTAATTAATTTGTTATCTAAATAATTTTCATTATATTATAGATATAATGTATATAATTATTTAGAAATGGACATTTTAAATTTTATCTCTTGGATTAGAGGACGTAGAGTGGTTAACTCTGTTGATCCTAATAAAACATTACTACCTGTAGCTCTTCAAGATGATAGAAGAGATGATGAATATTTAACAGGTGCAATTTCTGTACAAAATTTTACAACACAAGTTGCAGCAAATATACCAGCTGGTGCACAAGGACCAATTGGACCTCAAGGTGTACCAGGACCAGTAGGACCAGCAGGGCTTAACTGGCAAGGATCATGGTCAGCAGCTGGAGTTTATGTATTAAATGATGCAGTAGGTTTTGGTGGAGCATCATATTTTTGTATTAATCCTGTTGGACCATCTCCTACAAACCCTGCTACAGATCCTTTAAATTGGGCTTTATTAGCTTCTCAAGGAGCCACTGGTCCCCAAGGTCCTCAAGGAATCCAAGGTCCTGTTGGACCTGCAGGAAGTTCAAATCCTAATTTTAGCGCAGTACCATCAGGATTAGTTTCAGCATCTTCACCATTTAATACAGTTGTTTCTTTTTCAACAATACCGGCTAATACTTTTAATAATTCTATTAGACCAATTTTTGCAATTAAAACTGCTTTACAAAAAATAGCATCTGCAAACACTATGGTTGTAAGAGTGTATGTTTCAAATAATGTTCCTTTTCAAGGAATTGATTATTTTACTGCAGGAGCAACATTAATTGCTGAAGTTGATACAGCAACTAATGGCTCAGGTCAAAAAATTGTAAAAATTGAAAAAGATATTTTCTTTTCAGGATCAACTTTACAATTTTTACCATTGGGTCTTCCAAGTGATGGCTTTTCAGATTCTGGAATTGGAGCAAATGCAGCTACATATAATTCAAGTATATTTGATAATGGTATGTCAGTTGGAACAATTGATTGGACTCAAAACATATATGTTGTAGTTACAGTTCAATCAAGTGCAACAGACCAAATTGGAGCTAGATATTTATCAGTTGTAAGAATTTAATAATAATATATAAAAACAAAAAGTCATGGATGTTTTAAATTTTATCTCCTGGATTAAAGCAGGAAACTATAGAGAAACTCTTCCAACAGATGTTCCTAATCTATTGGCAATTGGATCAAAAGATGTAACTAGAGATGATGCTTGGTTACCATTAGCAGTAAATGCAGGACCTTTACAATCTTTGTATAATACAGGTACTGTAACTCAGTTAACTTCTATTACAACGGCTGTAACATTGGATACATTAAACGGTGTAATAACTACTGTATCTTCTACATTAGCTGCAAATGCTAAAACATTTTTTACAGTAAACAACTCAAACATAACTGCTACATCACGCATTTTAGTAAGTGTGCAATATGATGAAGCTGCAACAGGAATTCCTGTAGTTGGTGTATCTGATATTGCTGCTGGATCATTCAAGGTTGTTATAGCAAATGGTGGAAATGCTGCATTAAACAATATAGTTAAAGTACACTTTATGATTATTAACTAATAGATGTTAAAATACTTTTGTCGGGGCATTTATTGTCCCGGCAATATATTTAATAATCTATAAAAACACATAATCATGTCAGTAGGCAACCTAAAAGATTACGGGAATAAAGGGAATAATTTTCCTTGGCAATTGAAAATGTTGCAAGGGTTAGATACTATTAATAGTAGTATAGTAACCGGTAACATTACAAATGCCAATTCAATGGCTATTGATGCCTTTGGAAGGCAAAGAGTTTCTAGTCCTTTGACATTATTTGATTCATCTCATAGATATAAAGATAATGGTTTATGGGCAACATCTACTGCTAGTGGAGGTGCTGCTGTATTTAGTGCAAATGAAGGACTAGTAAACTTAAATGTAAATACTACAAGTGGCTCACAAGTATTAAGAGAAACCCTTAAAGTATTTTCCTATCAACCTGGAAAATCACTTTTAGTTTTTAATACATTTGTGATGGCTCCTGCTCAAACTAACTTAAGACAAAGAGTTGGTTATTTTGGAACTAGTAACGGAATATATCTTCAATTAAATAACCAAACACTAAGTTTTGTAGAAAGAAGTTTAGTTACTGGAGTAGTTACTGAAACTGTAGTAAATCAATCTGCATGGAATGTAGATACTTTAGATGGTAATGGTCCCTCTGGTGTAGTTCTAGATATTACTAAAGCTCAAATATTATTTATGGATATTGAGTGGTTAGGTGAAGGAACAGTAAGAGTTGGGTTTATTATAGATGGTGTATTTTTATTATGTCATAAGTTTAACCATGCCAATCTTGTTACATCAACTTATATTACTACAGCATCTCTTCCAATTAGATATGAAATAACAAATACTGGAGTTACAGCAAATAGTAGCACATTAAAACAAGTTTGCTCTACAGCAATTTCAGAAGGGGGATATGAACTTAGAGGTGGACAACAAGCTGTTGGTACACCAATTACAACACCTAGAACATTTGCTGTTGCAGGAACATTTTATCCTATAGTAGGAATTAAATTAACAGCAAGTAAACTAGATGCTGTTGTAATTGCAACAGCAATATCAATACTTGGTACTGGTAATGGTAAAAACTATGCATGGAGAATTGTGCAATCAGCTACTATAACTGGTGGTGCTTGGGTTTCTGCAGGTGCTGATTCAGCTGTAGAGTATAATCTTACAGGAACATCTACTGCGGGTGGTAGAGTATTAGCACAAGGATATTTAAATTCTTCTAATCAAGGATCTCCAACCATAAACATTTTAAAAGAAGCTCTTTTTGCAACGCAGTTAGAAAGAAACTCATTTACAAGCACTGCTTATGAATTAGTAATTGAAGTTGCTGTAGGAACTACATCAGGTGGTGAAAGTGTGTTTGCATCAATAGACTGGGAAGAAGTAAGTAGATAATTAAAATAAATAGAAATTATGTCAGTAGGAAATTTAAAAGATTATGGAAATAAAGGAAATAACTTTCCATATCAACTAAAAGTTTTACAAGGACTAGCACTATCACAATTAAGCAATTGTGATGAGATTGTATTTTCAGATTTAAATGCAACAAATATGAAAGATCAAATTGATGCATATTTTACTGCTAATCCTGATAAATACCTTGTATCTAAAACAATGGTTTGGAACACTGTTGATCAAGCATATGTGGCACATTTAACGGTAGCAACATTATAATGAAAAATTTATTTGTAGTTTCTTTACTATTAGTATTTATTACTTCTTGTTCATTAGAAAAAAGACTAGCTAAATACTGTCCACTATGTACTCAAAAAGATAGTACAGTTACAGTAATACAATATAAAGATACCACAATAGAAATCCCAGGAGAAACTGTATTTATAGAAGATACTTTATTTTGTGATTCTCTTGGTAATGTTTATGCTTCTAGACTATCTGAAAAAGATGGAACAATACTTAAGCTCCAAGCTAGAATAAAGAACAATAAATACAAAGTAATTGCTAAGACAGATACTATTTATAAACTTGTACCTGGTAATACAGTTTATAAAACACAAGTAGTAACTAAAACATTAAAGCCTGAAAAGATAAAATATATCCCGGGTTGGGTAAACTTCCTGGCATGGATTGGCGGTATATGGTTAATAATTATTATATTATATATTATATATCGTCTGATTAAAGCTCAAATACCTGCAATATGAAAACAAAATTAACTCTTGTAACCTTGTCAATCACATCATTCTTTGCACCAATAGAGCTAATGGCTCTTGTTCTAATGCTAATTATCTTTGTAGATACTGTAGTTAAATTAATTTCTCTTAAGAAAATTGCTAAAGAAACTAATAGAAAATATAGAGAGGTATTTAAGTCAAGAATACTTAGACAAGGATATGTATATAAAGCTTTAGGATATTATATTACTGCAGGAGTAGTTTTTCCTTTGGACTATTATGCATTAACTCCATTTATCAATGGACTGCTAAAGTTTTTAAATTTTGATTTTGTTATAGGAGTGCCTGCTATTCTTACTAATATTTTACTTGGTATATTCTCAATTATAGAACTTGCATCTATTAATGAAAACTGGTTTGATATTACAGGTAACAATGTTCTTAAAAAAACATGTGATACTGTAAAGAAATTAAGAAAAGGTCTAAAAGACGCATCAGACACTTATAAAGACATCAAGAACTAATGAAACTAGATATTAGTAAAATTGTTCAAGCAAGATTAGATAAAGATCAGTTCTATGCTGAAGAGTCTAAAAAGACACAAATCTATCTGCATCATACAGCGGGTGGAGGCAATGCAGTAGCTGTATCACGGTACTGGAATAGTAATGATACAAGAATAGCAACTGCATTTGTTATTGGTGAAAATGGAGATATTGTACAATGCTTCTCATCTAAACATTGGGCATGGCATTTAGGAATAGATTCAGAAGACTTTACTAAGAACGGTGCAAAATATCAAAACTTAAATAAACTTTCTGTAGGTATAGAAGTTTGTAATTGGGGACCATTAAAATTCCGCAATGGTAAATACTATAACTATGTAAATGGTGTGGTTAAACCAGAGAATGTAACAACTCTTGAGACACCATTTAAAGGTACCAAATATTGGTACAAATATTCAGATGCACAGATTGAATCTTTAAGACAATTAGTAGAATACTTATGTGAAACATATGATATTCCTAAGACTTACAGATCAGAAATCTGGGCAATAGATAGAGAAGCCTTTAAGGGGGTTCCTGGAATATATACACATAATTCAGTAAGAAAGGATAAGAGTGATATGTATCCAGATCCTAAAGTAATAGAAATGTTAAAAAACCTATAAAATGAAATTTAGAAACTCTTGGAAATCATCCACAAAACAGTGGGATAAAATAATGATAAGAATAAGATTATCATCATTAGATATTTTTTCTTTTGAAATGGATATATCTAGAAACTTTTACTTACTTACTATATTAAATCTTACCATTAAGAATAGATAATATTACTTAAACTTCTCTAAGTAAGGTGATCCAGGTATATAGTATGCCTGGATTTTTTTATTTAAACTTGTTTTATTTAAACTTTTTATATATATATTTGTGTAAACTAATATAAATTAAAGTCTTATGGAAACAAACCAACAACCAGAAATGCAACTAACTCCTGAACAGTTAGAAGAGCAAAAAGAAAAAATGCTAGAGTTTTATCAAACTTCTATGCCTTATTTAAGAGCACAATTAGATTATGAAGAAATGCTTTTAA